TAAAAAATTTAAAAAATGAAAATTGAAAAATGGCTTTACTTCCGTAATGTTACGGATGTAGACAATGACGATGGAGATTCTACATCAGCAGGCCTTAACCCTACTTCTATTTGCATACCAGCATCGGCGGTCAAATCAGTTGAACCTACTGATGACACTGTAGTTGAAATTCACTGGAATGGAGTAAGAGTAGCAGACGATCCACAGAGTCACAATAAAAGATACATGCACGGCGCGACTACCGATGGCGTGAAGCTAACTGTGAATCAAGGAAAGACAAAGGAGGTTATGGAGCTTTTAGCTAACAAGATTAGCGGAAAGCATGCAAGCGATGGATTTGTTGTAGTTGCAGACGATTGCGTTACTGATGTTGATAATAACACAATTGATGCTGAATACTTAGACCAAGCTGGTCACAGTGACATTACTGCCTGCGGGAACATCTTCATGAACGCTGCTGTTCAAGGCCGTGGTATCCACGAGTACTTTGAGATTGTTACACCTATGACTGCAGACGACAATGACGTTGCTGCTTCACTTTCTGTTAAGATTCCAAATCCTTCTGTTATACTAGAAGCTACTTTGCTTTCTGTAGCAGTTGCAACTAGTGACCACGGTTCAGTAGCTTTAGAATATCACAACGCTGCTGTAGCAGATGATGCCGCTTCTGCTGGTACTGAGTTAGTTGGTGCGGATACTGCAGGTGACACATCTATTCCTGATGGAGATCTTGACATTAGCTCTAACGCTAGTTTCCCAGCTATAGTTCACTCAGGGTCTGCTGCTAAAGTAAGTAGAACTGCTGACACGTACTTACATGTATGCGCTAAGGAGGACATGAGTTCTATGACAGGTACTCCACAAGTTGGTGTATATGTTAAGTGGTTTGGATTACCAGCTGTTAAAGTATAATTGATAATATATAAAAAATAGAAAATATGACAAATTCAAAATATACAGACAGATACTGGTACTTCAGGAACGTAGCTGACGAAGACGACGACGATTACACTGGAGATTCTTTAATGCTTCCAGTGGCGTCTATTACTGGTTTTTACGCTTCATCGACAGCTAAAATTAGAATTTACTACGAAGGAGCTAGAAACTCAAATACATATCTTAACCCTGCTGCAACAGACACGATTGATGGGCAGAATGGATATGTAGAAATAGGTATTACTACAGGTAAAACAAAAGAAGCTATGCGCGCTTTAGTTGGTATTATAAACTCTGGACCACACTACAACGGTGTTACGGTTATCGCAGACGATTCTACCACTGACTTCGATGGCTCTACTAGAGCAGCGGTGTACGCTGATCCTGTTATCATCTCTTGTGCCGCTATAAACAATAGCTACAACGGAGCTGCATAATATCTAATAAATAGATATGAGACTAACAGCGCAAGATTTGCGCGATATGAATATCCTTAAGTACTACAGGCTCACGCGTAAGTGGGCCTGTAAGACTTATGGGTTAACTGATGCCGATCTAGAGTTATTGATATATCTAGATCACAAGGGTAGATTTACCCGTAATGAATTTATCGAGGGTGCTTACACATATTCTTGGGATAAGAAAAGGTGGGAGAAACTCCGATCAGCTGGATGGATAGAGGTTTGGCGACATAGAAACAGAACAAGTATTAAGTATTCTGTATTCAAAACTTCATTCAAATGCTCGCAGCTAGTCACTAGGATATACCGTATCCTATTATGCGAAGAAGATCTACCGACTTCTGAGCGAAGTATTTTTTACAATAACAAGTCGTATACAGATAAGGTCTATAATAAGGCTATAGATGATATGATACGAGATAAAGATAGATAGCATGGCTTTTAAAATGGGAAACAAAAAACCTATACCTGGTATTGCTCACGGTGGGAGTATAAATAAAAAGCACCAGTTTAAAGTCAAGCGAACTAATCTAGAAGACGGTACTTTAGGTGAAGCTAATATGGATGGTAGTATTGAAGTAGATACGAGTGTTCCTAAAGGTAGCAAGCTAGAAAAGAAAGTTATAGCTCACGAAGCTGTTCATGCTAAAGAGATAAAGTCTGGTAGAATAGCTTATGGAGATGACTGGGTTAGATGCGATGGCATAACTTATCCCAGAAAAGACGGTAAGATAAAGTATAACGGCAAGTGGAAACCAGAGGGGGATAAAACATTTCCTTGGGAGAAGCGAGCTATGAAAGCAGAGAAAAATGTTTGAGATATTTAAAGATACAAACGACTGGAACGAAAAATCAATTATAGGTTTTGTAGCATTTGGTATAATGGTTTTCGTAATGGTATTAGACGCAGTCTCTGGATTTGCTGGAACTGATCTAGTAATTAATAAGTTTGTTTACGACTCTTTTGTTTGGGTGGTTCTAGGATCATTCGGTATTAGTGGTATGGAAAAATTTGCTAAGAAATGAACTTCTTAGCTAATATATTCTCTGCTGGAGCTACTGAGCTAGTTAAAGGTGTAGGTGGAGTACTAGATAACCTAACCACATCGAAAGAAGAAAAGCTTGAAGCAGAGCAGAAGATAAAAGAATTAGTAGCCAGTTACGAAGTTGAGATGGAGAAGAACATCACATCTCGATGGGAGGCAGATGCAAAGTCTGACTCATGGCTTTCAAAGAATGTAAGACCTATGGTCCTTATATTCTTAATAGTATGCACGATGCTATTGATATTCATTGATGCTGGTGCAATCAATTTTAACGTGAAGGATTCCTACGTGGATCTTCTTCAATTAGTATTAATAACTGTGATCGGTGCATACTTTGGTGGTAGATCACTAGAAAAAGTAAAAAAATAAAATGGGAATGAATTCAACAGCAACAGCTTATAACTTTGGGCAATTTGGCTCTACGTTCTTGAGCGGTGATGGAGCTATATTAGATCTATCGCAATCTGATGCTAAGTATTATGTTTGCGCTATTACTATGGTAAGTGCTACTAAATTTGGTGGTAGTGGTTTAGGTATATTAGACGGAGGCGAAAGCCTTAGTCTTGGTAACACGCACTTTGCGTCTAACGAAGATACTCAAACGCTAGACACTGATTGGGGTGCTGATACAAACGCGGGTGATAACGATAGTGATCTTATAGTATTAGATGGAAGTGGCACGGAGTTTCCTGCTGGCATGACTCTATACGGTATGTACGACTATGTTGAGTTGCATGCTGGAGATGTTATCTGCTACGTAGCGCCACGACCAGACTATCGCACTAGAGCAGCTGCTATATAATGGCCCTAGGCAATGCTAATAGTTCTGCTCAAGCTAGAGGTAAAAATAAACCTGTAGTAGTAAAGCGAAGAAAAGAAGTTGTAACTGCGAGGGGCTATAGCTCTTTCATGGGTACAGCCTCTCCTGCAGGTAGCGCTGCGTGTAGTGCTTCAGCAAGTACGGTTGACCAAACTTATTATCACGACGGTGCCGGTTCAGTACCCGCCGTTGGTGATTTAGTTTACTCAAGAAAACGAGCCGGTTCAAGATACTTTCTACCAGCGGGCCACTATAAGATTGGACCCGTAAGTAGAGCGTACTATAACATAGAAGTGAACGCGTCTGGAGCTGTTGCAGCGAGGACTTCGTGTAAATAACAATAAACAATTTTAATTTAATATAATTTAATTATGGGAAAAAAGAAAAAAGAAAAGGTCGTAGACCTAAAGCCAGAGAAGATCTCTTCAGATGATCTTCAGGAATTACAAAACGTAGTTTCAGCTATCAACAAACTGCAATTCGATGTTGGTCAAATGGAGGTTCAAAAGCATAACGCACTCCACGCTTTATCTCAGGGGAATGAAAAGCTTGGCCAAATGCAAACCGACTATACGGAAAGATATGGAACATCTGATATCAATATTCAAGATGGCACTATAAACTACAAGGAAGATGAGCCATCTGATTCGTAAAATCACGATAGGTAAAGACTATAAGAATGACTCCATGCACTATGCCGTTGGGCAAGAAGTGTATGGCGGTCATACTATTTGTGATATACTTGAAGAGGAAGATAAGTACTCTATTTATATACGCAAAGAGAAGACAGTTATACCTTGGAAGGATTTCAATAAGAATATGGCTATATCTGTAGAATATAACCTAGAATACTAGTGCAGTCTATATATAATTATGTCGTAACTCCTCTTGGAGATAGATATAATAATACCGTAAAAATTGGTGATAAAGAATTAGTACTAAATACCGAGGTATATAACCACCAATATGTCAATAGGGAAGCTAAGGTTTTATCTATACCTAGAGTCAAAGATCTAGATATCGAAGTCGGAGACACTGTGACATTACATCACAACGTATTTCGCCGTTGGCATGACGTAAAAGGTAGAGAGAAAAATAGTAAATCATTTCTTGAAGAAGGTAAATATCTAGTTGCAAGAGACCAGATATATCTATATAAAAAAGACAGTGGTTGGATTTGTCCTAAAGGATATTGCTTTATACAACCTATAAAAGACAATAGCAAGTTTAGTGTTGATCCAGAAAGGGCTTTAATAGGTGTTGTTAAGTACACAGATGGAACAGTAAACGTAGGTGAACTAGTTGGTTTTAGACCTAAACTAGAACACGAGTTCGTAGTTGATGGTAAACGCTTGTACCGTATACCATCTCAATTTATTACAATTAAATATGAATATCAAGGAGACGAAGAAGAATATAATCCAAGCTGGGCACAGAGCGGTTGAGGAATTAATCAAAGTAGCTAAAGAAGCTATTGTTGATTCAGATGATGATATATCGGCTGATAGACTTAAAAATGCCGCTGCCACAAAAAAGCTTGCGATCTTCGACGCCTTCGAGATATTAAACAGAATCCAAGAAGAAGAGAATCTTTTAGAAGGCAAAGCACCTGAAGAAAAGAAAGAGAGAGTATTCAAGGGTTTTGCTGAGGGTAGATCTAAATAATGTACGAACAGACTTTATATAAGATAATAGAACCTATAAAGAAAACTACTCTTACCAGACTTAATAGAGGTAAGAAGTGGAAGTACGGTTATAACAAAGAGCACGACCTAGTTGTTCTTTCGCATAACGGAGTTATAGGCGACATATACGACATACAAGGCTTTAAGATAGCTTTACCTAAAGTTCCAAAAAAGCCATTTAAGCACAGTGAGAACAAGTGGGTTAAAGCAGAATATCCTAAAGAGCTTAAGCGCATTAAGAACATATTCGACTGGAGAGATTATCCAGAAGAACAGAAAGAAAGGTGGCACGACTATATTGACGAAGAATTTAGACGAAGAGAAGAAGGGTTCTGGTTTACCAATAACGGAGTGCCAACTTGGATTACAGGTACGCACTATATGTACCTACAATGGAGTAAAATTGACGTTGGCGCACCAGACTTCAGAGAAGCCAATAGACTGTTCTTTATATTTTGGGAGGCTTGTAAAGCCGATAAGAGATGCTACGGAATGTGCTACCTTAAGAATCGTCGTTCGGGATTCTCTTTTATGAGTTCAGCAGAAACAGTTAACTTAGCCACTATATCAAGTGATAGTAGATATGGGATCTTGTCTAAGTCTGGTGCCGATGCGAAGAAAATGTTTACGGACAAAGTGGTACCTATATCAATTAATTACCCTTTCTTCTTTAAACCTATACAAGACGGTATGGATCGCCCAAAGTCGGAGTTGGCATACAGAGTCCCTGCGAGTAAGTTTACTCGAAAGAAGATTCAGGTCAACGAGAAACTTGAAGAGATAGCGGGTCTTGATACTACGATTGATTGGAAAAACACTGGTGACAACAGCTATGACGGCGAAAAGCTAAACCTGTTAGTACATGATGAGAGTGGTAAGTGGGAAAGGCCTGATAACATATTAAACAACTGGCGAGTTACTAAAACCTGTTTAAGGTTAGGTAGTAGAATCGTTGGTAAGTGCATGATGGGTAGTACCAGTAACGCATTAGATAAGGGTGGAGATAATTTTAAAAAGCTATTCAATGATTCTGACGTATCAAGACGAAATGCTAATGGACAAACGAAGTCTGGGCTTTATTCTCTCTTTATCCCAATGGAATGGAACTATGAAGGATTTATTGATGAATACGGACTTCCAGTCTTTGATAATCCATGTGATGGAGAACGACTGGGACCAGACGGTGAATTAATAGACGTAGGTGTAATAACCAACTGGGAGAATGAAGCTGAAGGATTACGCGATGATCAAGATGCTTTAAACGAATTTTACCGTCAATTCCCTAGAACTGAAGAGCATGCATTCAGGGATGAGACCAAGAATAGTATATTTAATCTAGTTAAAATATACGAACAAATAGATTACAACGAAGGCAGTAGACATGCGGCGCACACTACTACTGGAAGTTTTGGTTGGGTAAATGGTATTAAAGATTCGCAGGTGATATTCCATCCAGATCCAGGCGGGAGATTTAAAGTAAGCTGGGTTCCTCCAACTAGCCTGCAAAATAAACAAATAATAAAAAATGGTATTAAATATCCTGGCAACGAACACGTGGGAGCTTTTGGCTGTGATAGCTACGACATTAGTGGTACTGTTGATGGTCGCGGCTCGAAAGGTGCTTTACACGGATTAACGAAATTCTCTATGGAAGATGCGCCAGCGAGCACGTTCTTCCTAGAATATATAGCAAGACCACAAACTGCAGAGATGTTTTTCGAGGACGTGTTAATGGCATTAGTATTTTACGGAATGCCATTACTCGCAGAGAACAATAAACCAAGATTACTATATTACCTACGCCGCAGAGGTTATAGAGGATACAGTATGAATAGACCGGACAAAGCTTGGAAGAAATTATCGGTTGCTGAAAAAGAAGTAGGTGGTATACCAAACTCAAGTGAAGATATTAAGCAAGCCCACGCGGCAGCTATTGAGATGTATATACAAAACCATGTTGGCCACTTAGGCGACGGTAACTACGGAACAGTATACTTCAACGAGTTACTTAACGACTGGGCTAAGTTTGATATAAACCGAAGAACTAAACACGATGCTTCTATAAGTTCGGGTCTAGCGGTAATGGCTTGTAATAGACACTTATATGCGCCTAACGCAAAAGTAGAAAAAACACCAGTGAATTTGAATATAGCAAAATACAACAACGATGGGTTTAATTCCCAGATAATTAAATAAGCATGGCTGAGTCAGTATATGTAAATTTTCCTTCTCAAGCGGTTCCTGACCTAGAGAAAATGAGTTCAGAGTATGGGCTTAAAGTAGCGCGTGCTATCGAGCAAGAGTGGTTTAAGGATTCGCATAGTAATAAATACAACGCGTCTCAACAAAAGTTCCACAACTTAAGATTATACGCTAGAGGAGAACAATCTATTCAAAAATATAAAGATGAATTATCTATTAATGGTGATTTATCTTATCTTAATTTAGATTGGAAACCCGTACCAATTATACCTAAGTTTGTTGATATCGTAGTAAACGGTATGGCCGAGAGAATGTTTAACGTTAAAGCATACTCACAAGATCCATATGGAGTTAATAAAAGGACTGAGTACATGGACTCGATGATCGCGGATATGAAAACCAAGCGATTTAATGATGCTGCTCAAGAAAGATTTTTAGTTGATCTATATGAAAATGAAAAAGCTGACGTACCTGGTACTGAAGAAGAACTTGAGTTACACATGCATCTTAATTATAAACAAGGTGTTGAGTTAGCTGAAGAGCAGGCTATTAATGTTTTATTAGACGGAAATAACTACGATCTTATCCGACGTAGAATGTTATATGACTTAACAGTATTAGGAATCGCCTGTGTTAAGACAAACTTTAATTGGAGTGATGGTGCTACGGTAGAATATGTTGATCCAGCTAATATAGTTTACTCTTACACAGAGTCACCATATTTTGACGATATATACTATATTGGTGAAGTAAAAACCATACCTATTAACGAGCTTGCTCGGGAGTTTGATACTCTTACAGAGTCTGATATAGAGGATATATATTCTAAATCGAGTCGAAGAGATATCCGTGGTCGTAGTCCAAAAGAGATGGATAAGAACAAAGTTCAAGTTCTATATTTTAATTATAGAACACATATGAACGATGTTTATAAGATTAAAGAAACTGGTAGCGGAGGTGTAAAGGCTATTGAAAAGCCAGATACGTTTAACCCTCCAAAAGATAAAGAAGGCGGATATACTAGATTACAAAGATCTGTAGAGTGTATTTTTGAAGGAGCTATGGTTCTTGGTACTGATAAGTTACTAAAGTGGAACAAAGCTGAAAATATGATGCGTAGTAAATCTGACTTTAACAAAGTTAAGATGAACTACTCATTGGTAGCGCCACGTATGTACGAAGGTCGCATTGAGTCTATAGTAAGTAGAGTTACTGGATTTGCTGATATGATTCAGCTAACACATTTGAAGTTGCAGCAAGTAATGTCACGCATGGTTCCTGACGGAGTATACCTTGATGCTGACGGGCTTGCTGAAATTGATTTAGGCAATGGCACTAACTACAATCCACAAGAAGCTCTTAATATGTTCTTCCAAACTGGTAGTGTTATAGGTAGAAGTTTTACTGCAGATGGAGATCCTAATCCAGGTAAAGTACCTATTCAACAAATATCAAGTTCTGGTGGACAGAATAAAATATCTAGTTTAATACAAACGTATAATTACTACTTACAAATGATCCGTGACGTAACGGGTCTTAATGAAGCTAGAGACGGTAGTATGCCAGATCCTAAATCTTTAGTAGGTGTACAGAAGTTAGCTGCGGCTAATTCAAATGTAGCTACACGTCATATTTTACTTAGCTCTATGTTCTTAACTGCTGAGATTGCAGAAGCTCTGTCTTTACGTATATCAGATATACTTGAGTATTCTCCAACCGCTGACGCGTTTATTCAAGCTATAGGATCGCATAACGTCGCAACTTTGAAAGATATGGCTGAATTACACTTATATGATTTTGGTATATTTATTGAGCTTGAACCTGATGAAGAAGAAAAGCAGTTACTAGAAAATAACATACAAACAGCTTTAGCTCAACAACTAATAGACTTAGACGACGCTATAGATATTAGAGAAGTTAGGAATGTTAGAATAGCTAATCAGTTGTTAAAAATTAAACGCAGAAAGAAACAAGAGAGAGATCAAAAATTCAAAGAGCAAAACATTCAAGCGCAAGCACAAGCAAATGAGAAAACTCAACAAGCCGCTGCTCAAGCTGAGATACAAAAAAATCAGGCAAAAGCTCAAGCGGAAATGCAAATAGAAACCCTTAAGTCACAGAATAAAATAAGCCACTTACAAGAAGAGGTTAAATTAAAGAAAGAGTTGATGACTTACGAGTTCCAGCTAAACAACCAGCTTAGAGCTCAAGAGCGTGCGTCTGCGGAGAAGGTAGAAGGTATGAAAGAGCGAGGGAAAGATAGAAGAGAAAAAGTAAAACAAACGAGTAAAAAGTTTGAGTCTTCAGGTAATGATATACTAGGAGGCGGAATAGGTTTGGATAAATTCAACCCACAAATAGGTAATTAATTATATAATATTTTATGATGCAAGATGAAAATCAAACAGATCTTGAAGAGGTAATCAACGAGGTCGAAAACGAAACACCACAAGAAGAGGTGGTAGAGGAATCTACACCTGAACTTGATTTAAGTAAATTCAATAGCGCGGATGATCCCGATGTTATTAAGGTCGATTTAAGCAATCAAACTACTGATGAAACTAAAGAAAGTGACTCTGACGACTCACGAGTGGCTGGAAGCGATGAAAGTCCCGAGCCCACACAAGAACAAGAAGAAGTACAACCGGAAGGAGAAGTACAAGAAGATGGACCAGTACTAGAGGAAATAACCGAAGAAGATACTGTAACCAGAGAAGAGGTTATGGAGGCTCTTGATGAAGCTGAAGAAACTGGAAAATCTTTACCAGAGAATATTCAGAAGTTAGTAGACTTCATGGAAGAAACTGGTGGAAGTCTTGAGGACTACGTTAGCTTAAATAGGGATGTTAAAGATTTAGATAATCAAGAAGCTTTACTTGAATACTACAAAAGAACTAAACCTCATCTAACGTCAGAGGAGATCAACTTCATGATGGAAGATAATTTCTCATTTGATGAAGACGTAGATGATGAGAGAGATATTAAACGCAAAAAATTGGCCCTCAAAGAGCAAGTTGCCGAGGCCAAGACCTACTTAGACGGGCAAAAGTCTAAATACTACGAAGACATTAAAGCTGGAAGTAAACTTACGGGTGATCAACAGAAGGCAATTGATTTCTTCAACCGATACAATAAAGAGTCAGAGCAGACGAAAAAAATAGCTCAACAACAGAAATCTAGATTTAACAAGAAGACTGAAGAGGTTTTCACCAACGAGTTCAAAGGTTTTGAATACAATGTTGGAGACAAAAAGTTTAGATACAATGTTAAAGACGTAAACCAAGTAAAGGAAACGCAAAGCGACTTAAATAACTTTGTCAGAAAGTTTTTGAACAAAGATAAGATGATGTCAGATGCTAAAGGTTACCACAAAGGTTTATATACAGCTATGAATCCCGATGCAGTTGCTAATCACTTTTACGAGCAAGGTAAGGCAGACGCACTAAAAGAAAGCGTGGCCAAAGCCAAGAATATAAACACAACAGCTAGACCCTCTCATGGAGAAACTAGAGGTGGTATGAAAGTAAAGGTGCTAGGTGATGATTCCAACTCTTTTAAGTTCAAATTAAAAAATAAAAGATAACAATTTAAAAACAATTTAAAATGGCAATTTCTGCAGGTGGATCGTTAAACACGGTCCCAAATCCAGTCCAAGCCACACTTGCTTCAAACTATGTAGATTTTACTACTGCGGCAACTGAAGGTTGGGCTCAACAATATTTACCAGACCTAATGGAGAAAGAGGCTGAAGTGTTCGGTAACAGAACAATTTCAGGATTTCTATCTCAAGTAGGTGCTGAAGAGGCTATGACGGCTGATAGAGTCGTATGGTCTGAACAAGGTCGTTTACACCTTGCTTACACAGGAACAGTTACAGTGGCAACTTCGGTTATCGCTATCACTGGACACGCTGGAACTAACGCTACTTACGGCGCTGGAACTCACGGTCTACGTGTAGGTGACACAGTATTAGTAGCAGCAAGCGCTGGCGCTTCAGTTACTATTCCTTGTCGTGTTACAGCTGTATCTACTGACGACGTTACATGTCTTCCTTACACACAGGGACACATCACTGAGTTTAGTGTATCTAACGGCGCAGCAGTTACTGTACTTAAGTACGGTTCTGAGTGGGCTAAAGGTTCAGATACTCCTTATACTACTGCTAACGAGCCATCATTTACTTCATTCGTGAACAAGCCGGTTATTATCCGTGACATGTTCCACGTTTCTGGATCTGATGCTTCAGCCGTAGGTTGGGTAGAGGTTTCTGGTGAAGACGGAACTTCAGGTTACTTATGGTACCTAAAAGCTGAAGGTGAGACACGTATGCGTTTTGCAGACAACTGTGAGATGATGTGTCTTGAAGGTGTTGAAATCGCTAACGATACAACTCTAGATACTCAGACTCTTGGTGGTGCTCTACCTCAAGGTGGTACTCAAGGTTTATTTGATGCTATCTCAACTAGAGGTAATGCTTCTTCTGGTATCACAGGTGTTACTGGTGGTGGAGATTTAGCTGAGTTTGACGCTATTCTTGCTGAGTTTGATTCTCAAGGTGCTATTGAGGAAAACATGATTTTCTGCAATAGATCTGTGTCTCTAGCTATCGACGACATGTTAGCTGCTATGAACGGCGTTGGCGCTGGTGGTAGCTCTTACGGAGTATTCGAGAATGACGAAGACATGGCTCTTAACCTAGGATTCTCAGGGTTCCGTCGTGGATCTTACGATTTCTACAAGTCTGATTGGAAGTACTTAAATGATGCTGGAACACGTGGTGCTATTAACTCTCGTGATACTGCTAACGCTATCCGCGGTGTAATCGTACCAGCTGGAGTATCTTCAGTATACGATCAACAGTTAGGTAGAAACATGAAGCGTCCATTCTTACACGTACGTTACCGTGCTTCACAAACTGATAACCGTCGTTTCAAGACTTGGGTTACTGGTTCTGTTGGAGCAGCTACATCTGAATTAGATGCAATGCGAGTTAACTACTTGTCTGAAAGATGTCTAATTACTCAAGGTGCTAACAACTTCATGTTGTTAAACTAAGATAAGTATATTTGGTGAAACTACCTCTCCTTCGGGAGGGGTAGTTTTATATTAATTTTTTTATTATATTATATTATGGCTAAAAAGCAAACAAAAAAAGTAGAGGTCGAAGAACCTCTAGTAGAAGAAACAGTTGTAGTTGAAGCTCCAAAACCGGAACCAAAACCTCAACCTGTTGTGAAAAAAGAACTACCTAAGAAAGATGCTTGGGAAATCAAAGACAGAATGTACATACTTAGAGGTAATAAAAAACCTTTAAGTAAAATGATTAGAGGATCAAACGTTTATTGGTTTGACGAAGAAAAAGGTTACGAGCGAGAATTAAAATATTGCGAAAACCAAAGAACTGTCTTTGTGGATGAGATGCAAGGAGACCAAAGAATGTCGCACATTGTTTTTAGAAACGGTATGCTGCCAGTTCCTAAAGAGAAAACAGTGTTACAAAAAATGCTATCTCTATATCACCCTCACAAAGATTCTATATACTATGAGTGGCAGCCAGAAGAAGTTGCTGCTAGTGAAGTTGATAATATAGAGCTTGAGATCGAAGCTCTTAACACCGCTCAATCTATGGATATTGATCTAGCAGAGGCTGTTTTGAGAGTTGAGATTGGTTCTAAGGTATCAGAGATGAGTTCTAAGGAGCTTAAACGTGATTTACTGCTATACGCTAAGAGAAACCCTAGGTTGTTCTTAGAACTAGCGAATGATGATAATGTAGTACTTAGGAACTTCGGTATTAAAGCTACAGAAATGGGGATACTTAAGTTGTCTTCTGATCAAAGAACGTTCTCATGGGGAAGTAACGATAGAAAGTTAATGACTGTTCCTTTTGACGAGCACCCTTATAACGCCTTAGCCGCTTGGTTTAAGACTGATGAGGGAATGGAGATATACTCCAATATAGAAAAACGATTAAGTTAATAATCATAAACGGTGATGCAACTACCCTTCGGGGTGGTTGCAAAACTACAAAAAAAGAATTATGCCAGTAAGTGTAGACACAGTATATCAAAGAGTATTAGCTCTCACTAATAAAGAGCAGAGAGGATACATAACTCCGCAGGAGTTTAACTTATTAGCCAATCAGGCGCAATTAAAGATATTTGAGTCATACTTCTATCTAAAGAATCAAAGGCAAAGAATAGAGCCTGACCTAAATGTTGAGCCAGATGAAACTGACTTAGCTGAACTTCTAGATAAAAAGCTGGCACCATTCATGTCAACTGAAACGGTTATTGGTGGACATACATATCCAATAAGTATTACAGTAGATATGACCGCATACCCAATATATCAGACTGGAAACGTGTATCTAAATGATGAGCTTTGTCAACGAATTTCAATAGGAGAAGCTAGAAGATTTCTTAGGTCGACACGTCATATGTTGACGACTGCTGATCAAGCACCTATTTATACTGATAACAGAACTACTGGTAGAGATATATTAGTATATGCTGGCAGCAATACAGAAAAGATGGCAAATGTTTCTGTCGAGTGCTTTAGAAAACCCACTATAGTAGAATGGGCGTACGTAGTGGTAAACGGACAAGCGTTATACAATGCTAACTTAGCGGAAGACTTCGAGTTACACGCTAGTGAGGAAGATACCTTAGTTCATTCAATAATGGAGTACGCGGGAGTTATAACTAACAAACACGGGTTATTTACAATAGCAAAGGCTAACTCATCACAAGAATTACAAAATCAAAGCACATAACTAAATGGCCATACAAAGAGCAAACCCGTTCACATATTACGATAACACGGCACCTGACTTTGGAAGCTACAGGTATATACCGTTAAGTGAAGTTATAGATTCTTTTGCCGCTACTTATGTAGGTAAAAATAAACTATGTGAAAACGTCGTGTTTAATGACATTACGTTCCACGCGATTAGAGCTTTACAAGAGTTAAGCTATGACACGTTAAGGAGTACTAAAGATTGGGAGGTGGAAATACCGAGTAGTTTAGTGTTAGTAATGCCAGTGGATTACGTCAATTACATTAAACTATCTTGGTCTGATAGCAACGGAGTAGAAAGAAGATTATATCCAACAGCTAATAGCTCCAATCCATTTAATGTTCAAGAGTCAGTTGAAACGTGGGGAGGTTTTACTACGGATGGCTCCGGTGAAGATTTAGATAGAACTGCAGCAGATAGCGATGGTAACTTTAGTTCAGATACTTGGGGAAATTTTAAAGCCCAAGCTACAAGTGATATAGGTTCTGTTGATGCAGACGACGTAGACGATGAGTACGGAGATTTACTAGGCAATAGATACGGAGTAGACCCTCAACACGCTCAGATTAATGGAACGTTCTTTGTAGACGAAGCTCAAGGTAAGTTTCACTTTAGCTCAAACGTTAGCGGTAAAACGGTTGTACTTAGATATATCAGCGATGGTTTGGCGCAAACAAGTACAAGTGATCAAACTATAGATCTAACTCAAAGCATGATTCCTAAATTAGCTGAAGAAGCTATATACAAACACATACTATACGGGGTTTTATCAGCAAGATCTGATTCAGACCCAATGCAACTAGCTATGATTAAAAAGGAAAGATTTGCGGAAACAAGAAAAGCAAAACTTAGACTTTCTAATATTAAGCTAGAAGAATTAACTCAAGTACTTAGAGGAAGCTCTAAAATAATTAAGCACTAACACATGGCGGAATTAAGACGTACGTTTACCGGAGGTAGAATGAACAAAGATCTCGACGAGAGACTTGTCCCTGATGGTAATTATACAGATGCTTTAAATATTAAAGTTACTACATCTGATGCTTCTAATATGGGAACTGCTCAGACGTTAAGAGGTAATACTCAACATAACACTATGAATTTATCTAGTGGTTATTACGGTATTACAAATAACGCTACTGTAGTCGGTTCTATTGCTGCGCCAGAAAGAGATTGCATATATTACTTTGTAGCAGACAGTACTGATAATGATATTAAAAAAGATTATATACTTGAATATAATACATTAACAGAAAGAATTGGGTACGTATTTGTAGATATTTTTCAAGTTAACGAGCAGGCAGTGGCAGCCAGTGCTTCGTCAGATAACTTCTTATATATACCTGTTCTAACTATTGCAGACGTAACTAGTAACAACCAAAATATTACTGGCGTTAGGATTGGTATGTTAGTCACTGGTTCTTTAGGTGGTGTTACATACGGCCCATCTGACAACGTTAGAGTGTCTGACATTATTTTTGATACTGGCAACAATAGATACAAAGTTTATTTAGAGCAAGACGGAGTTAGTTTCACACCATCGAATGGAGTAGCTGAAAATAATAATATAAGATTTATAGCTGATAGAGTATTAAACTTCTCATCATTTAGTAACTTCGATGATACGGGTAAAGTCGTAAGCGCTATCAATGTTATAGGTGATTTTATATATTGGACCGATGCTTACACCGAGCCAAAGAGAATAAACATAGAAACTTGTAAGTTAGGTACTGGTGGTACAGAGTATTTAAGAGGCGGGGGTACTGCTGGTTACGCGGCAGCTGATGCTACGCAAACTCATAACACATTCCTTAGTGATACTCCATTTTTCCATACCAGACTAGTGCAATCTATAGGGCAAGTAGGCGGTCAAGGGCAGTTTATATACGAGGTAGTTAGAAAAAGAGATCAGAAGAGAGCTGTGTACATGGACGAAAGCCACGTTACGGTAATTAGGAAAGCTCCAACAGAACCTCTAAATTTAAATATGTTTAGGGCTGCTGACGATAGAGTACCTAATAATAGCACTACTGCTAATGTTGGTTTTACTACAGCTATAAACTGGAGTGCATATAATACTGCTGACACTCCCGTGCTATGGGAGGCTGGTGTTGATGAGCCAACAATAACATTTGATACTGAGATAGATTTTAGAGTTGGTGATATTATATTATTAGCTAGGCAAAGCGATACTGATGATGCCACAACTTTCACCGATTATAGCATAAGAGCTGAAGTTATAGCTTCACCAGTTACAAATCCAAACGAATTATCTACTGGACCCTTTACTATACGTATATTATCTATATCTGGAAATATACAAGATGATGATTTAAAGTGGTATGTAAGGTTAGAACTTACGGACCCATTGTTTGAATTTAAATTCCCTAGATTTTCTTATAGATATAGATACCAAGATGGAGAGTACTCTACGTTTGCCCCTTGGTCACAAGTGGCTTTCCTACCTGGTAAGTACGAATACCATCCAAAA